GAAGAACCCCCCTGTCTTTTCATCCTGTCTCTCCCTGACTCAATCGGAGATCCACCAAGACAGTCCATTTAAGATCCGACCTAACCCAGTTCAATGACAAAGAAACCCAGACGATCCAAAGTCTTATATGGGGATCTTAAACCAAGACTTCATAGCCCATTCCTAAAAGGTCAAACGCTAGGAAATCAAGTCGCAGAGCTTGCAGAAAGAATAAATCAGCCTTTATTGGAGTGGCAAAAATTAATCCTTAACGATATGTGTGTCGTGGATAAAGAATCGCTATTCATCCGCAAGACCAGCCTACTTCTCATAGCTCGTCAATCAGGAAAGAGCCATCTGGCGCGTATGCGCTGCTTAGCAGGGCTATTTATGTTTGGTGAAAAGGACATCCTGATTATGTCCTCTAATAGAGCTATGGCTATGAAGTCCTTTAACATCATGGCAGACATCATCGAGCGCAATGACTGGATGAGAGCGCAGCTTAAAGATGGCGATCCTAAAAAGGGTATTCGCAGGACTAATGGCGATGAACGGATCATCCTTGCCAGTGGAGCGCAGCTAGAGGTAGCCGCTGCGACATCTGATGGAGCGCGTGGTCGCACAGCAGACTTTCTATGGATTGATGAGCTGCGAGAAGTAAGTGAAGCCGCAATGGATGCTGCAAAGAGCGTGACCTTAGCGCGTAAGAATAGCCAGCGTTTATTTACTAGCAATGCCGGTGATGCTTTTAGTTCAGTGCTGAATAATTTACACGACTCTTGTAAAAGTTATCCACCAAAGAGTCTTGGTTACTATGAGTATTCTGCTCCAGACTTCTGCGATATTTGGGATCGTAAAGCATGGGCAATGGCAAACCCATCATTAGGCTACCTAATCACAGAAAGCGCAATTGAGGAAACGATTGCTTCATCTACACCAGATGCAGCTCGCACAGAAACCTTGTGCCAATGGATAAGCGCATTAAATTGTCCTTTCAGCACAGAAGTGCTTGAAAACTCATCAGATAGCACACTAGAGATGACTGTTGGGGCTTATACTGTATTCGGTTTCGATGTCAGTCCTTCGCGCAGGAACGGATCATTAGTCGCAGGACAGCTTCTCCCAGATGGAAGGATTGGCATCGGAATCCTAGAGACTTACAGCTCTCAGGTTGCTATAGATGAGCTAAAGATGGCAGCTAGTATAAAAGCATGGTGCGACATTTATAAACCGCGTTTAGTCTGCTTTGATCGCTACGCTACTCAAACTATTGCAGATCGCTTGGCTCAAAGTGGTGTTATGGTCGAAGATGTCAGTGGGCAACAGTTTTACAAGGCTTGTGGAGACTTACTAGAAGGCATGACCAATCTTAGGGTTGTTCATAATGGCATGAAGGAGCTCGTGGAACAATTTCAGAACACAGCAGCAAAAACCAACGATTCCGCGTGGCGTATCATAAAGAGGCGCAGCAGCGGAGACATTAGCGCGCCAATCGGATTGGCAATGTGTGTTTCTAAGTTAATGATCCCTCAACCTAAGCCACAAATTTATAGTTAGACACGCTCTAGCATATTGTCTAATCTCTTGACAAATGCTACAATTTCTGTCTATGGGTATCTTCTCGCGTAAGCCTCAAATTATCGAAGCGCAAAACGCTCCGCAGATCATGTCAGAGTCTTACTTGACTTATGGCAATTACTTCCCAGTCATGGTCACTCGCGCACAAGCTCTACAAGTGCCATCGATTAAAAGATGCCGCGATCTAATTTGCGGCACTATTGCAAGTATCCCTTTAGAGTATTACAAGAAATCTACTGGTGAGATGATTGCTCCACCTAGATGGATCGAGCAGCCTTCTAAAGCTCAGCCAAGATTCGAGACAATATATTTCACGCTTGATTCATTGCTCATGTATGGTGTGAGTTACTGGCAGATTACCGAGACTTATCTTGAAGACGGAAGAATGGCTAACGCAAATTGGGTTGCTAACAATCGCGTTACTTTTAATACAGATTCAGTTAATAATTTTGTGACACAGTATTATTTAGATGGCGTTGCGTTACCTATGTCAGGTCTTGGATCTCTAATTACTTTCCAGAAAGATGAAGGCATTCTTGCATCTGGTGGTAGCACAATTAAAGCGGCACTCGATGCACAAAGAGCTGCAAGCATTGCATTGGAAACTCCATCAGCGACTGGATTCCTAAAAAATTCCGGTGCTGATCTTCCACCTGCTGAAGTTTCAGGATTACTAGCTGCATGGAAGCGCGCTCGTCAAAATAACGGCACTGCATATCTAACTTCTACTCTTGATTATCAAACTACTGGCTTCAGCCCTAAAGACATGGCTTACCAGGATGCCATTCAAGGATTAGCAACAGAATGCGCCAGATTATGTTCGGTAGATCCATATTATGTTTCTGCTTCTATGAACACAAGCATGACTTACAGCAATGTGATTGATGAAAGAAAACAATTAGTCGCACTCACTTTGCAGCCTTATGTTTCAGCCATTGAGTCTAGACTCAGCATGGATGATGTAAGCACAGCAGGACATTATGTAAAGTTTAGTTTAGATGATTCATTCTTACGCACAGAGCCAATGGAAAGATTGCTAGTGCTAGAAAAGATGTTGGCACTTGGTTTAATTACAACAGAACAAGCAATGGAAATGGAAGACCTATCACCTAACGGGAATGGCAGCTAATGGAAACTCTATATATCGAAGCATCATCAATCGAATGCTCAGAAGAGCGCAGAGAAATCTCAGGCAAGATTGTGCCTCTAGGCACTGGCGAAATCGGGCACACTAATCTTGGTGCTTATACTTTCGCAGCAAACTCTATTGAGATTGCAGATCCATCTAAGATTAAGTTGCTATCACAGCACGATCTAAAAAAGCCTATTGGTCGCATGACTGCCGCTGAAACTCGCGCGGATGGTATCTATGCAACATTTAAGTTAAGCCGATCATCAGGCGGTAACGATGCACTCATCATGGCACAAGAAGGTCTAGTTACAGGACTTAGCATTGGTGCAGAGATCCTTGCATCAAAGCCATCCAAAGATGGACACACAGTTGTTTCATCAGCTCGTCTAAAAGAAGTTTCTCTAGTAACTGTTCCCGCATTTGCGAGTTCAGAAATACTAGAGATCGCAGCAGAGGAAGTCATCCCTGTTGAAGAAAACCCACAAACAGAAAGCGAGACAGTCGTGGAAGACACTACAGTCGAAGCAGCACCAGTAGAAGCAGCGGCTGTAGAAGCTGCTCGCCCTACAGTTACAGCAATGTATTACACAAACCCGCGTCTTAACCTAAACATCACAGCTGGTGAATATGCTAAGGCACAATTGAACGCATCACGCGGTGATGCAGATGCTCGCGAATTAGTAGCAGCTCTACAAGTTGCAACAGTCGCAGAGAACACAGGTATGGTTCCACCAACATACCTAAAGGATGTAATCGGTATCATCGATTCATCACGCCCATTCATTGATTCAATCGAGCGCGCTGCACTTCCAGCAAGCGGGATGAAGATCTTCACTCCAAAATTGGGAACGCAGGCTACAGTGGCTTTGACTGCTGAAGGCGCAGAATTCTCATCAACAGACACAACAGTTACCTTCCAAGAAGACACAGTTGTTAAGTTCGCTGGAGCTGGAAAGCTCGATGTTGAGCTCGTTGATCGCTCAGACCCAAGTTTCTTGGATCTATATCTTCGCGAGTTGGCTGCATCATACGCACAGAAGACAGATGCTTATGCTGCAAACATTGCTGCACAAAACTCAGCAGCCTCAACAGGCGCAACAATCTACAAGTCAATCGCAGACGGTATTGCTGATTCATTTGCAGTAATGCGCCAGACACCAAATCGTTTGCTAGTTGCAACAGGTGGCGGAGTTAATGATATTGACTTCTCTGGCTTGCTTGGTGCAGTGGATTCAACAGGTCGCCCAATTTTTGCGGCTGCTGCTCCACAGAACGCTAATGGTTTGATTACACAAGGTTCAACAGCTGGAACAGTTGCAGGACTTTCACTCGTAGTAGATCCAAACTACACAGGTAACGATGCAGGTTCTAAGTATGCACTTGTCTATCCTTCAATGGCGATGCGATTCCATGAAAGTGGAACGCTACAAATTCGTGCAAATGTTGTTGCTAACGGACAGCTTGAAATCGGCATCTACGGATATTGCGCAGTAGTTAATCGCTACCCAACAGCATTCCGTTACCTAGCAGTAGCGTAATCTAGTAACACACTAAGTCGCTCTGGGGAGTAGTAGCCCTCTACTCCCCAGAGTCTTTAGAAAGGAATGGGAATGGCACTTACAACAGTTGCAGAGCTTCGTAGCACTTTAGGCGTAGGCACTTTGTATAGTGACGCAACCCTTCAATCTGTGGCAGATGCCGCAGATGCCGTCCTTCTCCCAATGCTATGGACACCAAAATGGTTCTCAGTTGCCCATAGCAATGTAGTCGGCACAGGCACTTTATATTTTAACGATAATATTCTTGATACTTTTTATGTTGGTCAGAGCGTAACAATCGCTAACTCAGGTTCTTCATATAACGGCACTAAGACAATTACAGCAGTAGGCGATTATTCAATTAGCGTGACAACCAATCACACTGTCGCTCAGGCTTACCATCCAATTTTTCCTTATGGATCTGTATCAACCACGACTTACACAGACTGGACTGCTGATGAAAGTATCCAGAATGCGGCTCTTATGATATCTGTAGAAATTTGGCAAGCGCGTACAGCCACCCTTTCAGGCAGTAACGCTGTCGATTTCCAGCCAAGCCCTTACCGAATGAGCGCACAGCTTCTCGCTAAGGTGCGAGGATTGATCGCACACGCACTAGATCCGCGTTCGATGGTGGGCTAATGCCAGCACCAGCAATCACGACACTTCGCACTACTTTAGCCACTGCTTTAGTAGATAACACTCGCTGGAGTACCTTTGCATTTCCACCTGCAACAGTGCTTGCTAATTCTGTAATCGTGTCACCAGATGATCCATATATAACGCCTAACAATAATCAGCACACCACAATCAGCCCGATGGCATCTTTTAAGCTGCTACTCGTATGTCCATTATTCGATAATGAAGGCAACCTTAACGGCATAGAAGACTTTGTGGTTCGAGTGTTTAATCTTCTTGCTGCATCGTCTTTGACTTATAATATAAGCGCAGTCAGCGCACCTAGTGTTCTCAATGCGGCAAGCGGAGACTTGCTCAGCTGCGAGATGTCAATATCAATCCTAACAAGTTGGAGCTAATATGTCAGAGCTAACACCAGAGGATCTAGCCTTCTTGCGAAAGATTGGTCAGACTCCAGCAGTACCAGCACCAAAGCCAGTAACTAACAAGAAAGATGAGGAATAATCAATGGCAATTTTCTTAAACAATAAGGTCGGATTTAAGATTGCTACTGTCAATCTTTCAGACCATGTAACTGCTTTCACACTTAATCGTGTGCTAGATCAGATTTCTGTAACAGCTATGGGCGATACTTCCAATAAGTTTGTTACTGGATTATCTTCA